GTGTTCATGTCGACCGACGTGATGGTCACGACGGCGTTCGTGTTGCGCTGGGTGACAAGGTTCGACGTGTAGACGTCGAGGAGCGCGTTCTCCGCGCCCGCCCAAATGCCAGGCGCCCACGAGGCGTTCGAGATGACCCAAGCACGCGTGCCGCCCGAGCCGGAGACCGACTCGATGGTGCCGAGGCCCGTGCCGCCGTACATCATCGCGACTTCGTTTCGGCGCGTGATGCCCTTGAGCATGTTGCGCACGACCTGTTGCGTCGCCTTGACGAACGCGCGCTTGCCGCCGGTCGAGGCGCGGGCTGCGGCCTCGTAGCCGATGGCCGAACGGAGCACGATGTTCGTGCCCACGACCTGCGCGTCGCGGTGGACCGCGGCGACCGGGTTCTCGAGCGTGAACGCGCCAGAGTTGGCCGCCGAGTAGGTGACGCCCTGCTCTTGCGAGAGGACGACGGGCTGGTGGTACAGGTTGCCGGGGCTCTGGTCCTCTCGGACGAACTCGACTTCGTTGAGGAGGACGGTGCCCTCCGGGACGAGGTCGACAATGCGGTCGGCGTAGACTTCTTTGAAAAGACCGTTGAGGGTCGTAACGGTATTGGTCACGGCAAAACTCCTTCGAGTCGGAAACGGGGTCGTTCCGATTCGCGTCGTTTGCCGGGGCCATCCGTGGTCGCTTGGCGCTCAGGGCGCGGCGTGCACGATGGGCGGGACTGCCCACAAATCTGGGTGCGTCGCGCGCCTCATGCGCGGTCGGCTGGTGTCATTTGAAGTTCTTGAGGAACTGGTCGAACGTCTGCTTCTGCTTGGTCGACGGCGCTCGCTGAGCGCGTGGTCCTTCGACCACCTTCGGCGGGGTCGCCGGTGGAGTCGGAGCCTTCTTGGAACGCCCGATGTCCACCTTGCGCAGCTTTGCGAGCTGCTCCTCGCCGACAAACCCGACGAGTTCTTCCTCGCCAAGCCCACCAAGCACCGCACGGTGCTCGGCCAAAAGTTCCTCACGCACACGCGCGGCGAGTTGCCCTACCTCGGCGTCGTGGCCGGCCTGGAGCGCCGCCATCTTGTGCGTGGCCATGCGGGCGAGCGTCGTCGCGTTGACGGGCAGCTTTGCTGCGGCGAGCGCGTCCGAAAAATCGCGCTCGAACGTCGCGCGGTAGGCCGTCGTTTCGCGCTCGAGCCTCTCCGTCTCGATGGAGCGGCGCTCCTCCTCGAGGCGCTTGCGCTCGGCCTCGAGCTGCTTCTGTAGCTTCTGCTCCGGCGTCATGAGCTCGGCGGAGATGCGCTCCGACAGGAGCCGCTCCGCGAGCTCGGCCGGCTCGTAGCCGAGCTGCTCGGCGAAGCGGAAGAGCACAAACGGGTCCTTTTTCGCGGCGACGACGAACTGCTCGACGTCTGCGCGGATCGCGTCGGCCTCTTTCCGGAGCTTCGCGGCCTGCTCCATCTTCGTCCGGGCAGCGCGCTCTAGGGAGTAGCCGCGCTGCAGCTCCTCAAGCGTGACGTCGAGCTCCTTGCCGTCGACCTTGACCTTGAACGTCTTGGGCTCCTCGGCATCCTTCTCCTCGACGGCCTTCTCTTCGCCCTCGACCTCTTCGTCTGAGGCGACCTCGACGGTCTCCTCAGTCTCGCTCTCGACCTTGTCGCCGACCACCTCGTTCAGCGCCTCGACCGCGCTCGGGGTTCCCTCCGAGGCCGGCTCCGCGGCGGGAGCGCTCGGGGCCGAGTCCGAAACCAGGTCGTTGAATGAAAGCGTCATCGGGTCACATCTCCGCGAGCGCCTGCTCGCCTGTCATGGGGTTCTGGGGCATGCGAGCCGCCGCAGGAGCGGGGACCGCGCCGGGCTGCATGAGCTCGGCCGGAGACGGGGGCGACGCGCCGCCGCCGGATGGGGCCGGAGCGGCCTGCGCGCCCGGGGGCGGCTGCGGCTGCTGCGAGGCAATGGCCTGTGCCATGAGCGCCTCGTGCTCGGCGATGTGGCCGAGGGTCGCCTCGAGGACGGCGGCGTTCGAGCGGATATCCGGGTTCGCGAGCACGATGCGGTGCTCCTGGATGTGGAGCTCGTGTGCATCGAAGCGAATGACGGGGGCACCCTCGCCTCGCATAAGCCGCTCGTTCTCCGACCGGATGAGCATCATCTCGGCCTGTGGTCCTTCATAGGTCGGCTCGAGCCGGCCCGTTGTGAGGACCTCGAGGTACTGCTGCGGGTCCTTGATGATCCCCTGCTGCAGGAACTGCTCGGCGATTTGGCTACGCCCGGCGAGCGTGCGGGAGAGCGCGTTGCCCGAGTCGACGACGACGCGGTTGACGCGCGATATGTCCGCGCCCGTGAACTGCCGGAGCAAGCTGCGCTTGTCTTTGCCGACGACGGCCGCGAAGCGTGGCGACGTGGCGAACGCCTTGAGCACCTGCACGGTCGCCGTGCCGACGTCCTCGAGGAGCTGCTGCGCGCCTCGAGACGTGCCCGAGTTGAATTGCACGGCCTGCGCTTGGACAAGCGCAAGCGCGGTGCCCGACTTGAGCGAGCTCTCGGGGTTGCCGCGGGCGACGGAGTTGACGCCAGAGATGGTCTCGCAGTCTTTGACGAGCATCTGGGCGAAGCTGAACGTCTCCGGAGGCGTCGCCGTGAGCTGCAGTGCCGCCGGGGGAGCCGCGCCACGAGGCACGCGCACGAGGTTCAGGCCGCCAACGACCTGCTCGACGCCGATGTCGGTGCCGTCCTCGATGACGATATTCTGGACGGCGAAGGCTTGGTTGTTCGAGGCGATGGCCGAGTAGAGGCCGTCGATCATGTCTTGGAGGCCGATGAGGTCGAAGCCCGGCGAGTAGCCGAATGACGAGCCGACGAAGGGCGCCGGCGCGAAGCGGTAGACCGGGACCTGCTCGTACGGCAGCGGGCCATCGAAGAGCACGCCGCCCGAGCCGACGACGAGCGCGTGGCGTCCGTCGGGAAGCGCCGGGGTCTTCGCGTGAAAGAACTCGTAGACCGCGACGTCGTCGGTCGACAGGAAGCCGGCGCCGGCTGGCGTGTACGAACGCCCCTCGCGGACCGAGTCGCTCGACATGATTTCGTCCTCGAGGTCCGGGTAGCGGGCGACGAGGTCGAACTTGTTGTGCCAGGTGCGGAGGATGTACCAGTCGATCCGCTCGGGGTCGCGGTACGGGTCCTTGAGGACGTCCCACGGGCTGAACGCCTGGTAGTCGATGTCGCCGGCGTGAATGGGCATCGGCTCGGGCTCGACGCCGTCCGGTCCGGGCGGTGGCCGGTCGTAGTCGACGACCTCGCCGGCGTTCGGGTCCCACCCGACGCGGACGAAGCCCTCGCCAAAGAGCAAACCGAACTCGATGGCCTGCTGATGGATGCGCTCGAGCTTCTTCTCGCGGAGGTAGTAATCGAGCACGGCTTGCGCGAGCTCGACTTGCGCGAGCGTCTCGTAGTCCCCGTTGACGCCTCGGGCGTCCCAGGCGGGGCGCTGCGAGGTCGACATCACGAGGATGTGCTGCAACAGGTTGCGGTAGTGGTTGACCGCGATGTCCGTGAGCTCGCCCTGCGTGCCAGCTCGGCCCACGGTCGACGTCTTGTGGTAGCCGTTCTCGTTGTCGAGGCCGTAGTAGCGGCGGTAAGAGCGTCGCCAGATGGCCTGAAGGCCCTGCGCGTCTGTCGCGTTGTAGTACGTGGCCGCGCGTCCGACGATTTCACCGCCGATGTCGTCGCGGCTCACCGCGGCCCAGTAACGATTCGATGAGGTCACGCGCGTCTCCCGACCATCCGCGCGAGTTGCCCTACCTTCGACGCCGGCATCTTCGGCATGTGGTGCGTGGCGATGCCGATTTCGGGCGCGATTTCGGGGTACGGGTTGCGCAGCCGGTTGACGTTGCGGACGAAGTACACGAGCGCGTCGACGGCGTCGAAGTGGCCGAGGCCGTCCGACCGCTCGAAGCTCGAGCGCGTGCGGTTCCAAATGGCGTGTCGGAGGTGAGCGAGAAGCGTCGTGCACCTTGGGTGGATGACGAGCTCGCGGCGCTGCACGGCGAGGCGCACGGCGTTGATGGCGCCCTCTTTGTCGTCCTTCGCGGTCGGCGCGAACGGCAGGCGATGCACGAGCGACAGGTCGGCGAGCACGATCATGTCGGTGTCGCTGTAGCGCGCCGGCTTGGCGTTCTCGCCCCAAAGCGCGAGCTCCTTCGCCTTGACCTCGTCGGCGATGCGGAGCGACGTGGGGCGCTCGAGCACGAGCTCGTCCTCGATGACGTACTTCGTGCGCGCGAAGTCCCACCACCCGAAAAGCGCGACGGTGAGATCGGTGTAGCCGAGGTCCATCGAGACGTAGAGGTCCCGGTATGGCGCGACCGGCCATTCGCGCACGCACTCGGCCTCGACGTCGGCGTTCCACTCGGGGATGACGGCGCTCGACTCGTCGACGACGAACTCGGCGAAGTACTCGCGGCGCGCCTTGCTCGAGGCCCGTCCGCCGGCCTCGTCGATGTACTCCTCGCGCACGTGCGCCGGGATGTGCGTGGCGTCGTCGATGGTCTTGTGCGCGTAGGCGCCGCGGACCTGCGCCTCGACGCAGTAGGTTCGGAACGGATGCGCCGGCGTCTCGGGCGGCGTCGACGCGATGGCCATGTTTCCGTCCGTCGTCATGAGTTGCGGCATGAGGATGGAGTCGACGACGTAGTCGAGGATGGGGATGAACCCGCCCTCGTCGACGATGCACAGCGTCGCGGACGTGCCGCGAAGCCGGTCGGCCTTCTTCCGGTCTTCGCAGCCCGCGATGGACCACTGCGCGCCGGTGCTCGGGAACACGTAGCGCGAGCGTCGACCATCCCACCGCGGCACGAGCTCCTCGGGCGCATCCTCGAAGATGGCCCGGATGTGCGGGTGGATGATTTCCTCGACCATCGCGCCCGTTGGGGCCGCGTAGCGCACGACGGCGCCTGGGGTCGTGAGGCAGTGGACGGACGCCTCGATGCATAGCCAGAAGCTCTTGCCAAGGCGGCGTGAGCAGTTGACGAGAAACTTCTTGATGCGCGCGTCGCGCGCAGCGAGGTAGCCGTCGTGCATGTCCTCTTGCACGGGCGTCATGAGCGCGTAAGGCGCCACCCCGGAGCGCCACGCGATGTCGCGGGCCTCGTCGGGCGTCATGCGGCGTTGGCTTCTCGCTCGCGCTCGACCTCGGCGGACCACGCGGCGACGCGCCACTCGATCGGCGAGAGCTTCATGAGCTCGGGGAAGCGGTCGTCGTGGCGCATGTCCTCGATCAGGTCAAGGACGCGGCCGTAAAACTCGGCGTCACGCGTGGCGGTCCGATAAATCACTGGCGCCCCAACGTCTGAGCGAGGCGCACGTTGCCGACGCGCTCGGCAAGCGCCTTGACCTCGGCCTCGAGCCCCTCGAGCCGGCGACGGTGCTCGACCTCGACGATGCGATGCGCGAGCCACCGGCGAAAGCCGTCCCAGCCCGCCACGACGGCAAGCGCGCCCACGAGCTCGAGCATCATGGGTTGCCCCCGATGGACGGGAGCTCACGCTGTTGGCCCGTCACACGTTGCCACCAGAGCAGGAGCTTCGACATCACGGCGGCGCCGACGTCGGACTCGTGAACCTTGCGCGAGACAACGCGGTCGCCCGCGAGCTCGAGCTCCGACAGCTCCCACCCGACCGACGTCAGGCGAAGCGAGAGAGCGGGGACACGCGGAGCCTTCGGGGGTTCGTTCTTCGCCACGCTAATAGGCGGAGTTGCCCTACTTCGTGCGCGTTTCGCGGTAGATGCGGAGCGCTTCGGCGATGGAGCCCGGGTCCGTCGTGACGGTCGCCGTCGAGGCGAACCGCTGTTGCAGCCCCTCGAGGCGGTCGAGGATCTGCACGGCGTTCTGCCGGCGCTCGCCGGGGATGTCCTCGTCGAGCCCCGCGATGAGCGTGAGGGCCGCCTTCTTGGCGGCGTTGAGCAGCTCTTGCCGAACGCCCTCGATGATTTCCTCGGCGGTCTTGGCAGCCTTCGCCTTGACCTCGGGCTCCGTGGCGTAGTGCCGCACGGTGTTCTCGTGCACGCCGACGGTCTTGGCGACCTCGACCGTAGGCACGCCAGCCCCGAGGAGGTCGGCCGCCTTCTCGCGCCTCTTCGTGGCGCCAGCGTGCCCGTTTGTGCCCGGTTTACGCCGCGTTGCCACGACGCCACCTCTTCGGCACGACCTCGGCCACGTCCTCGGCGTACGACGCCCACACGCCGATGCAGATGGCGTCGGCCTCGTCGTCGCCGACATCGCGCCCGACGAGCGTAAGCGCCCGAGCTCGAGCCGCAGCCTTGAGCGCGTCGTGCCCTGCCCGCGCGTTCATCCCGAGCACGGCCTTGCGCCACGTCTGCGTGTTCACGCGCACGATGCGGCGCTTCGGCTGGCCAATCTCCCCGAGCGCCCCGAGCCACACGCCCCAGGCCGCGCCCGTGCCCATCATCGAGGCCGCCGAGCGCCACCCGCCGGCCGTCCAGTTCTCCGCAACGACCACGAGGGGCAGCTCAAGCGCCTCGGAGAGACGCGCGGCCTCGCGGACCATGTCGAGCCTCGACTCGGACGGCAGAAGCGCCCCGGAGGCCAGGCAGGCGCCGCGAGCGAAGAGCGCGAAGCCGCTTCGGGCTCCGGGGTCAATCGCCAGAACCAAACACTCATGCGCAGACATGCATCACCCCCATCGCCCGCATGGCCTCTTCGCGCTCACGCCTTCGGCGCTTCGACTCGCGCTTCTGCGCCTTGTCGCGCTCGTGCCACTCGGGGTTCGTCGCCCGCTGCAGCCGCTTCCAGGCCGCCGACCGTTCTTTGCTTGCCTCGCGAGCCTCAGCGCTCGCCTCGTACTCGACGCGCTTGCGGATGAGTTCGCGCACCCTGCTCGTCAGCTCCCGGTCGATCGACAGGCCGAGCGCCGCAACGGGCTCCGCCGCGACCGCCTGCGCCTCGTCGAACTCCGCCATCACCTCAAGGTGCAGCGCGCTTGCCGACCAGGTCACGACGCACCCGCCTTTCGGCGAAGGCTCTTGTCGCCGAGCTCGATGATGAGGCTCCGGCCAGCGTTCGTCGTCGTGAGGTGCTCAAGCCGCTCGGTGAAGCGGAGCGTGTACCGCGCCGGGTCGAGCAGGCGCTCGCGCGGTAGATTCGTCGTCACGATGGTCCGGCGACGGCTCCGGTGACTGAGCAGCCGGAACAAGGACGCCGAGAACGCGCCTTGCCTGTCGTCCTCGGTGCCGAGGTCGTCGAGGATGAGCAACGGCGTCCGAACGATGGGCGCCTCTTCGCGTTCGCGCGCAGCCCGCGCGAAGCACTCGGTCAGCTCGGGGGCCGTGATGTACATCCCACCGAGCTCCGCCGCCGCGTACACCGCCGCGAGCGTCTTGCCGCAGCCGACGCCACCCGACAGCACGAGCCAGGGCGTCGGGCGCGTGTCGAGCCACTTGCGCGTGACGCGCACCGCAAACGTCTCCTCGAGCGTGCCGTCGACCACCGCCCGCGCGTCCTCCGCCGGGATCGGCACACGCTCGACCACCGCCTCGCGGATTTCACGCCGCCTCGCCCTCACGGCCTGCGCCTCACGCTCCGCCGCGAGCTCCGCGTCGACCACGCCTGACGGACCGTCGAGCGCCTCGAGCGCCTCACGGGCCCGCTGAATCGTCGCCTCCAAATCAAGCATGCTTCACCTCCCTCGGAGCAAACAGCCGCTCGAACTCCTCCTCGGTCATCTGCTTGAAGTCCTCCGCCGGCGACGGGTCCTGCGGCCGAAGCGCCCGCCTGCTGACGAGCCACTTGCCCGGGTCGTTGAGCCACGCCTTCTCGGGCCACCCAGCCGACGCCGCCCAGGAGTCCGCGCAGAACGCGCGCGCCGCCTCGCTGACGAGCGCTTTCGCGTCGACCGACCTACGCCTCGCCTCGGCCCGAAAAACGCTCAGGGAGGCAAGGAGCGAGTCGTAGAGCGACCTCGGGATGTCTTTGCCTACCCCGCCACCTCCGGCCGCGATACGCGCCTCGCCGAAGATGCGGTGCACGTCTTCCATCCGAAGGTCCGAGGTCTCGCCCATGTCCACCTCGCTCGCATCCGAACGAAGTGAGGATCTGTCGGTCGGTCTGTCGGTCTGTCGGTCGGGGGGCGGGGACAAGGCGAGTTTCGTCACCGCTGAGCGCGCGAGATTTTGGCGTGACGTGTCCCGCGCGCTGTCCCCGCGATTGTCCCGCACTGTGTCCCTGGGCCTGTCCCCGGGTCTGTCCCCTAGCGTGTCCCTTGGTGTGTCCCCTGGGGTGTCCCCGGGGGACAGTCGCTGTTTTTCGCGCTGCTTTCGCTTCTTCTCGCGCTCGTACTCGCGCCGAGCGTGCTGCGCTTCGCGCGTGGCCTCGCTCTGGTAGTGGTCGTAGTCGTGGACCACGTAGGCGTCGCCACGGTCCTCCCAGAGGCCGACGCCGACCAGCTTCGACGCTAGCTTGGCGAGCTTGCGGCGGTCCTCGAGGGGCCAAAGCGCGGGCAGATGATGCTTCGGAATGCGTCCGTCGGACGCCGACGCGTTGCAGTGACAAAGGCCGGCGAGCCAAAGCCCCACCGCCTCGAGGCCAGCCTCAAGCAGCTTTGGGTGGCGGTTGGCCGCGTCGTCGACTTTCACCCACATAGCGCCCCCTCCTCCTTCGTCCGGTCCACCATCGCCAAGAGCCGCGCCTTTTGCGCTTCGCCCTCGGCCTCGACGAGCGCCGCGAGCGCGCAGACCGACGTCGTCGGCAGGCCGAGCGCCTTGAGCTCGTAGTGCGCGACGCCGAGGTGCGACGCCGCGCTCGAAAGGCTCACGAGCGCCGACCGCGCGAGCTCCGCGCGCGACATGTTCCGCTCGCGGTCACGCATCGCGGGCCTCGGCACCGCGCACATGCGCAGCGCGCCGAACGTCGTCTGCGTCCCACTCCTCCGTGCGAATCGGGCCCTCCGACCAATCCGCCGTGGCGCGCTCCAAGATGTGTGCGGTACGAATCGACGGAGACCTAGTGCCCCGAAGAAGCGCGCTGAGCGTGGGCTGCGAAAGTCGTAAATGACGCGCGGCGCCCTCTTGCGAGAAACCGCGGGACGAAAGCCACTGAGATAGTCGGTCGCGTGGTCCAAGCATGCCGGACTACACTACATCTGTAGTCCTCGCCTTGCAAGCGCAACATCACCAGTGTATTTATTACTTCTGAAATGATCGCCGTGATGACAGTAGACGACCTCGTTTTCCGTCGGTTCCGGGCGTTCATCGAGCAGTTTCGCGACAGCCACGGCCGAGGCTGGCAACCCGAGCTGCAGCGGTTGACAGGTCTGTCACGGGCCGCGCTGTCGCACTACGCAAACGGCATTCGGTCGCCAAGCGCGCCGACCGTCCGAAAGGTTGCCCAAGCTGTCGGGATCGACTCGACGTTCTTTTTCGGCGACCGCGAGGACGACGGGCACTTCAAGGATTTCCCCGTGCGTCAGCAGCGGGCCCGGATTGAGCCCGACGCCGCCTACCCCGCCCTCGACGACTTTCTCGCGACGCCGTCGGGCTCGAGGCTGCCGGACGCGTGCGTTGAGTACCTCCGCGGCATCCGCTTCGCGCACGGCGACCCGACCCCGCACACGTACCTCGCTCTCGCCCGCGAATGGGAGGACCGCCAGCTCGCGTTTCCGAAGACGCGCGAGGCGCCGGAGCTCGAGGCAACGCCAAGCCGGGGACGGCCGCTCAAGCGCTGAAGCCAGAGCCCCCGCACTCGACGCACGAACCGTCGTCTTCATCGTCCGGAAAATCGACTATTCCCAAGCCAGCGCAGGCCCGGCACACACCATCAGATAGGCTCGAGGCGCTGGCGGGAGGCCCCGGCGGCGTGATGGCGCTGCCAAGCGTGCGCTCGGCCTCGAGGCGCTCGAGCACTACGCGACGAATCCACGATGCGACGGGACGGTCGTCGGCCGCCGCAAGACGACGGACCTCGTCGTAAGCCGTCGGCGGGAGAGTAATCGCAAGCCGACGAAACTCGGCCGGCGACGCGCCGACGAGCGGGCGCCCGCGAGGGCGCCGCGTTTCCGGCTTCTTCGTCAAGCGGCCCCCTCGACGACGCGCGCCGCCTCGGTAAGCTGCTCAACCGTCGTGAGGTCGCCGCGGGGCTCGAGGCGCTCGCCGGCGTCGTACGCGGCACCGATCGCCTTCGTAAGCTGCTGCACTCGCTGAACGTGAGACGGCGAGTCGTAGTACATTTTTACGTCCGCGAGCTGGCGCAAAGCGCGCGAAAGGTCGTTTCCAACGGCGAGGTCGAGGGCGGCGGCGGCGGTCTTGAGGTCCATTTTGCTCTCCTTGTTTCGCGGTGTTCGTCACCGCGTCGATGAAAAGAATATGCATCCTCCTTTGTTTTTGTGCAACACAAAAACACACCAAAAAGAAAGTATTTTACAAGTCGTTGAAAACGCTTGGTTTTTTGTCGTTTTACGCCGGCGAAAGAGTGACAACGCGCCGCCACCGCCGTTCAAACACCGGCCAGCCGCCGACGAACCCGTGCCGCACGGGCTCCCCGCTCGCAAGAACCGCGTCGGCGAGGGCGGCCTCGTCCTCGGTCGGCACAAAGCGCGGGCTGTCCCTCCACGGCGACTCGTACCGCGCCGAGCAGTAGCCGGCATCCCAAACGGTTGCGACCGCGTCGGCGACGTGCGTCGCGCGCGCAGCGAGCCAGCTCCACGGCGGATGCGGGTGGCGTTGCCGGACGAGATTGAGGTCCCAGCTCGCGGCGATGAGGTCCCGGCGGAAAGTTTCTCGCGGCAAAAGCAGCGCCGCGGCGACGTAGTCCGCGTCCCGTTCGCTGTCGAGTTCGCCGGACCGTCGAAGGGCCCAGTGCCCGAGCTCGTGGGCGACGTCGCGCTGCACTCGCGTGGGGCGGCCTCGGACGTCGACGTAGACCGTCGAACCGTCGAGCCGCGCAGGCCCGAAGCGCGCCCGAAGCGTCAGCCCGCAAAGCGCCGCCAGCTCGAGCGCGTCCACGGGCGCGTCGAGCTCCACCGCCTCAAGCAGCTCTCGCGCTACGCCTTCCCAGGTCTGCCACACGACGCAAGGACGACGATGGGCGGGGCAAACTGACAAAAACTCCGCCGCTACTGCGCGCACCGGCACGAGTCGACGATGCGATCGATGTCGGCTTGCGACTCTCTGAGCGATTCGTTCAGGTAATCGACCCGAAACCGAAGCATCCCTGTTGCCGCCTCGCATTCGACGAGCGCATCACGAAGGCCGCTTGAGCCAACCTCAAGCGCCCTGACGCGTTGCTCGAGCGCCTCGGCGCGCGCCTGCGCCATCTTCGGACCGTTGTCGCCGTAAAAGTACCACCAGCCGTAAACGGCCAGCGACACGACCATCACAAGCCATCCACCGCAGCCCAGGCCCTCGTCGCTCATTGCCTGATGACCCTCACGTCGTACAGGCTCCAACAGTCACCGACGCCGTTCGAGTACGTGCGCCGAACGTCGTACGTGCCGCTGCCAGATTCGCCGTCGGCCGCCCAGTCGAGCACCATATGAAGCCGAACGGTGACGGTGACAGCGGGACCGTCTTCAACCGGCGCTGATGCAACACACTGAACCACGATGTCATACCCGCACTTGTCTTGGTAGGGCTCCGCGAGAGGCTCGCAGCTTTCGAGGTCAGTCCATCCGGCGGCTTCCGGGCCCTCGCCAAGCCGAACCACGCTCGCGCTCACCTCGCCGCAGTTGCCGGCGCTCTCGATCGGCACGAACAGGTACGAGCCGCCGGGTCCGACGCACTGGTCGTCGCGGCCGCAGCCGGACACCGCCAACAAGGCCGCGAGCACAAGCGGTCTCACTCGCATCCGCACACGCCTCCGTGACGCGAGCAGCAGCCACGCCGCGGCCCGTCGCACAAGCAGCTCGGCGACGGGGTTCCGTCGCAGCACATGAGCCGTCGCCCAGCCTGGGCCTCCGCGACCGTCGACGAGGCAGAGCCGAGCCCGAATCCGACGACCGCCAGCGCGGCCGAGGCCACCAACACACGCAGCTTTGACATCGAACAACGCTAGCACGACGCGTCGCAGCGCCGAGTGTGAGCAAACGCACTTCCTCATGACTAAATCACTACATCTGTATTGACCATTAGCATTACACGAGTATTGTTCTTCCCGTCAGACAGCAGGAGGGACCATGCAAGCACTCGACGAACGCCTCGACACGCTCGGAATCGTAAGCATCACGCTCTACCGGCAAGGCCGCCTCTGGCGCGCCGTCGCCGGGACCCGAAGCGGTCACCAGGTCATCGCGCGGTCGGCTACGGCCGCCGGCATCGGTGACGCGCTCGAGACCGCCGTGCGCGCCGCACGCATTGAGCTCCCCGAGGTCGCGTGATGCGCCGCGACCCCTACTCCGCCTTCTACGACACCAAGCACGAGCTCGACTGTGAGATCGACCGTGTTCGTCGCCTCGGCGCCCGCGACTCCGAGCAACGACTCCTCGACGACTACATCACCGATTGCACCTTCGACTTTCTCGACTCGCCGACCGCCGGCGACGACGAGGAGGAGTGATGCTCGGCGTCCTCACGATGCGCGCCGACGGCTCGCACGTGCTCGTCGGCCACAACGCCGACTTCCTTGTCGAGCTCCTCGAAGAGGCGCGCTTCGAGGCTGCGAGCGAGGACCCGCGCGCGCTCGGCGTTGCCGTCGTCGAAATCGACCGCGGAAGCGTCCACGTGCACGCCGTCTACGAGCCCGCCTCAGTCCGGGCCGTACGCCTCTTCGCCGAGGCCCTCGAAACCTTGCTTCACGACAACAAGACGGCGGCCAAGGCCGCCTGACAGGAGGGAAACCATGAATCTTTACGAAATCGCCCAGGACTACGCGGCCCTTGCCGCCGTCGACGAGGACGGCTCCGTCGACGTTGTTGCCGCGCTCGACGCCGTGTCGGTCGCACTCGAGGACAAGTGCGACAACATCGTTCGCGTCATTCAGACGCTCGAGGCCGAAGCGATGGCGCTCAAGGCCGAAGAGGACCGCCTCGCTGCTCGCCGCAAGACGCGCGAGAGCCGCGTAAAGGCCATTCGCGACTACGTAAAGGCCGCGATGTCGGCGCACGACATTCGTAGCGTCAAGACGAAGCTCGCGTCGATTTCGCTCAAAGACGGCCCACCGCGGGTCGTCGTCCAGGACGAAATCATGGTGCCCGTCGAGTTCACGCGCACCGTCGTCGAAATCGACAAGGCCGCCATCCTCGACGCGTTCAAGCGCGACGGCGAGTGCGTCCCCGGCACCACCATCGAGCGCTCCAAGGCGCTCACGATCAAGTGAGGTCCGACATGTCGAACGACATCATCGTCGCGGACAAAGACCGCGAGCGCCTCGACCTGCTCAAGCGCACCCTCGCCAAGGGAGCCACCGACGACGAGTTTCAGCTCTTCGTTGCTACCGCCGAACGCCTCGGGCTCGACCCGTTCGCGCGCCAAATCTTCGCGGTGAAGCGCTTCGACTCGAAGGAGCGGCGCGAAGTGATGAGCATCCAGTGCTCGATTGACGGATTCCGCTCCGTCGCCGAGCGCACCGGCGAGCTCGACGGCCAAGACGGCCCGCTCTGGTGCGGCGAAGACGGCGTCTGGCGCGACGTCTGGCTCGAAGACCGCGAACCGAAGGCCGCCAAGGTCATCGTGTACCGCCGTGGCGCCTCGCGAGGCTTCACGGGCCTCGCACACCTTCACGAGTACAAGCAGACGCGCCGAGACCGCGACAGCGGCGAGATGGTCGCGTCGGGGCTCTGGGCCAAGATGCCAGCGCTCATGCTCGCCAAGTGCGCCGAAGCGCTGGCGCTCCGCAAAGCGTTCCCGTCGAGGCTCGCGGGCGTCTACACCGCCGACGAGATGGGGCAGGCTGAGAACGAGCGCCCCGCCGAGCCGCGCGTCGTCGAGGCCCGCGTCGTCGAGGCGCACAAGCCGCGCGAGCTGCCCGCCGACGTCTCGATCGAAATCGTGTCGGTGCTCGACGCCGCGCAGACCCGCGACGAGCTCGAGTCGGTGAAGGCGCGAGCGAAGGCGCGCTGGCGCGACATGCCCGGCGACGCTCAGCAGCGCGTGAGGCAGGCCGTCGCAGCCGCCGAAGCGCGAGTGACGGCGTCAGAGGTCGTCGCGACGGTGGACGAAGAAGCGAAGGGAGACGCGGCATGAGCGACATGAACACGTGCAGTTTTACGGGCCGCCTCGGCCGCGACGCCGAGCTCCGGCACACCAAAGCCAAGGGCGAGCCGGTTCTCTCGGTGAGCCTCGCGGTCAGCGGGCGCGAAAAGGACGCCCCGCCGACCTGGGTCTCCGTGTCCCTGTTTGGCAAGCGCGCCGAGGCCCTCGAGAAGTACCTCACCAAGGGCTCGCGCGTCGGCGTCGTTGGCCGCATCGCGCTGCGCGAGTACGAAGGTCGCGACGGCGTGCCGCGCGCAAGCCTCGAGCTCGTCGCAAGCGACATCACGCTACTTGGAGAGCCGCGAAAAGACGGCGACGCAGGCCAGCAAGACAGGCCGCAGGCAGCGACGCCTCGGCCGGCGCCCGCGGCGCGCCAGTCGACCTTCGATGACCCGCCGGCGTTTGACGACGACGACATCCCGTTTTGAGAGCTTCGCGCGCCATCCCCCCCCTCCTGTGCGCGCAAAGAGCGGCGACACCTGCCGCGGTGAAGTGGTGCGACTGGCCGGAGAGACGGCCATTTGTTCGGGTAGCTCAGCGGCAGAGCGGCTCCCTGTTAAGGAGCGGGTCGGTGGTTCGATCCCATCCCCGAACGCCAAGCGCCAACACCGGCGTTTTGCGAGGACACATGCAGCAAGCCAGCGAATCCGCATCGGTGCGATTTCATACGGCACACCCCGAGGTCTGGCTCGAGTTCGAGCGCATCGCGATGCAGCTCATCGCACGCGGGTTCCGCCGCTACTCCGCCGACGGCGTCATGCACATCGTCCGCTTTCGGACCTCCGCCGGCGACAACGGCGGCCTCTTCAAGATCAACAACAACCACGTTGCCTGGTACGCGCGCCGCTTCGCCGAAGCGCACCCAGAACACGCGGACTTCTTTCGATTTCGCGAACGGAGGGCAGCATGAAAATCGGATCGCTTTTTAGTGGCATTGGCGGGCTTGAGCTTGGACTTGAGCGGGCCGGCCTTGGGCCAGTGACATGGCAAGTAGAGGTCGATCCGTTTTGTCAGTCGGTGCTTGAGCGGCACTGGCCAGACTCTCAAAGGTGGAACGATGTCCGAACATTCCAACCAACCCCAGTTGACCTTGTTTGCGGCGGGTTCCCATGCCAGCCACACAGCGTCGCCGGCGCCAGACGAGCACAGGGCGACGAGCGATGGCTGTGGCCTGAGTTCGCTCGAATCGCAACAAGCGCGAACGCGAAGGTCATCGTCATTGAAAACGTGCCGGGGCTGCTCTCGAGCGGACTGCGAGACGTGCTTTCCGACCTTGCCCGGCTCGGGTTTGATGCGTGCTGGCATCGTTTCGCCGCTGCCGACCTTGGCGCGCCGCATATTCGTGAGCGCATCTACGTCGTTGCTACCCACGCCCACCGCCTCGGCGTACGGAACGGGGCAGAACGGGTCGCCGAGGGACTCGCGCAGCGTGTACGCGCAGCGCGGGAAAGAGTCTCTCGACACGCTGATACGTCGCGAGCTTCTTCCGACGCCAACGGTGAAGGGCGACTGGAATCGGCAGTGCGCGTCGCGAAAGAGCGGGGATGGGCTGAGCACTGTGGCTGGAGCTTCGATCCGGCTTCGCGAGTGGATGATGGGATTCCCCGAGGAACACACGGCCAAGCGCGAAAAGCGCTAGGGAACGCGGTCGTCGTGCCATGCGCCGAGCT